TGATCAGGGAAATAGAACGACCCCCTCGTACGTAGCGTTCACTGATTCCGAACGCCTCATAGGGGATGCTGCAAAAAATCAAACGGCTATGAACCCAAAGAATACCGTTTTTGATGCGAAGCGTCTTATTGGACGTAAATTCTCAGACCCAAAAGTTCAAGAAGATATCAAGGGTTGGTCTTTCAAGGTGGTTCCCGGTGCGGCTGATAAGCCCTCCGTCGAGATTGATTTTAAAGGAGAAACGAAACGTTTTGAACCGGAAGAGATTTCGTCTATGGTGCTCACCAAAATGAAAGAGATCGCTGAGATGTATATTGGTACCGGTATCAAGGATGCAGTCGTCACTGTGCCGGCGTATTTCAATGATTCTCAACGTCAGGCTACAAAAGACGCCGCAGCTATTGCGGGGTTGAACTGTCTTCGTATAATTAACGAACCAACTGCCGCAGCTATCGCGTATGGTCTCGATAAACATAAGGATGAAGATAAGAACGTGTTGATTTTTGATCTGGGTGGAGGCACTTTCGACGTTTCCCTTCTTAACATCGAAGGGGGTATTTTTGAAGTAAAGGCTACTGCAGGTGATACCCATCTAGGAGGTGAAGACTTTGATGCACGTCTTCTCCAGCATCTGTCCCAAGAATTCAAGCGCAAGCATAAGAAGGATATTTCTGATAACCCGAGAGCTTTGCGTCGTTTGAGAACTGCGTGTGAACGCGCGAAGCGAACGCTTTCTTCTACTACCCAATCGGCGGTCGAGATTGATTCACTGTACGAGGGTGTCGATTTTTACACGTCTATTACAAGGGCACGTTTTGAGGAACTAAACGCAGACTTATTCAGAAAGTGTATGGAACCCGTGGAGAGAGTCATAAAGGATGCGAAGATGGATAAGTCTATGGTTCAAGAGATTGTTCTCGTCGGTGGATCCACACGCATTCCTAAGATTCAACAAATGTTGTCCGAGTATTTTAATGGTAAGGAACTCAATAAGTCTATTAACCCCGATGAAGCTGTCGCATACGGTGCGGCTGTGCAGGCTGCCATTCTTTCGGGTGTAGACAATAGCGCCGTACAAGATCTACTGCTTCTCGATGTAACCCCTGTTTCTATGGGTATTGAAACCGCTGGAGGAGTGATGACTAACCTCGTAGACAGAAATACCACGATTCCTACCAAGAAAGAACAGGTCTTCTCTACCTATTCTGATAACCAACCATCAGTTCATGTTCAGGTATACGAAGGTGAGCGAGCACGCGCGGCTGATAACCACATGCTAGGAAAGTTTGATTTGAATGGTATTACTCCCGCACCCCGAGGAATCCCACAAATTGCCGTGACGTTTGACATTGATGCGAACGGTATTCTTAACGTGAGTGCTGAAGATAAAGCATCTGGAAAGTCCGAAAAGATTATCATCACGAACGACAAGGGACGTCTCTCGAAGGATGATATCGAACGTATGGTAAACGACGCAGAAAAATACAAGGAGGAAGATGATACGTATCGTAAGAAGGTGGAAGCTATTAACGCATTCGAAGCGAACGTATTCGGTGTAAAGGGTGCGACTGAAAAATTAAGCGAGGACGACAAAAAACTCGTAGAAGATAAGGTAACTGAAACTATTTCATGGATAGATAACAATAGATCTGCAGAACTCGACGAAATTGAGCACATGCAGACAGAGTTTAGGGAATTCGTTGACCCCATTTTTTCCAAGCAAAAATCCGAACCCGAGCCCAAAGCAGATACTGGACCGGAAATTGAAGAGCTTGATTAATCGCACCTAAGTAATTTAAAGATTTCAGACAAAATAAGACTGTAAAGATGAACGTTCATTCCCTCACCGACACTGTTTTTCCTCTTGTTAACCAATACAAAGATGAAGAATATATCGAGTTAGAATTCCGTCTCGGAAAGTTCAACGGTACCATGTTCGACACGAATATTGGTAAGCCTATGCACGATTACATTATGCATGGACTTTCTAAATATACAGGTTGGGATCGTATCATCGCTTCCGAGGAAGAAGTATTCTATCGCAGCAGTGATGGTGTACGCATTTCCGTCGACTCTGCAACGGGTGATGAGGTTATCGTCCAAAAAAATCGAATCAAGAATCATGATCTAAAGCATTTAGGAAATGTACCCTTTGATATTCGTTTCAGTGTCTCAAAAGAGATTCCACTGCCAGAAGATACCGAACGTGATATGGATAAAAAGAAAACTAAGAAGCGTGTATCTTTCATTCGTAAGAATGTATCGATTGATATGACGATCGTGAGTGGTGATAGCCACGACATGGACTCAGAAGATTCGATGTCGTATCAGATGGAGTTCGAAGCTATTGACGCTACTTCTTGTGAAACGAAAGATGACCTGTTTAAAGTTATTCACAAGATTAATGATGTATTTAATATGTTGGGTACTAACAGATGATAACATTCCTGTTTCTCGTTGTATTATTCATCATATTACACAATGCAAGTCAAAATCAAGGGGAGGAGGTTGGTGTACTTGGGTATAAAACCAGGTTTTTTCATGTTTCCGCAGGCGCGTCGAAGCGTACATACGAAAAAATGAAATACGATGGCGTGCATCCTGACCAATTGAAGGAGTTTATCGCGTTAGAAGATCAGTTTATGCGCTTGGTTCGGGTGGCTGTGTGTACAGGGGTTTCGCGGAGGAATCAAGGGTATGCTTTATCTGATGAAATCAAAGAAAAATTTAAACCGTACGATTTTGAGTACCACGTGACACTCTTAAAACAAATAGCCGAACCACATAAAGTTATAATTCAAAATATAAGATGTTAAGCATATACAATAACGCACGTCGATGCGGTCCAGGTGTCATTCGGGTAATATTGTCAAACATGTAGACGACTAGCCACGTGTCGTCCAATCTTTCTCTATTTTCATCTATCCAATTGCGTTCATCGGCTGCATCTACAAATTCCCATGAACATAAAAATTCTCGCTCGAGTTTACCCATTCCCCATTCATTATCCGAGTCGCGTTCTTTGCGTATATACGCGCAAATAGTATAAAAAACACTGTCGAGGAGTGTTTCGCGTATACGTTTATCCCAACGAGGATGTTCTTCGTCTACGCGAAACTCACTATGTCTATATACCGTACTGACGTGATCAACAAAGAGTTGTCTACTATCATTCATGTATCTATATAGCGACTATTCTTTATAATTGTTCTACCACCGTACCCTTGGGGAAGCGTGGGGAATTCTTTTTCTTCGGAGGTGGTGTGGCCACGTTCATCACGTTTTCGAGTTCCTTGGCGAGGTTATTATTAAGGTTGTTTAACTTATTATTCAACTGTTTCGTACGCTGAAACTTCCATGTACGCACCGTATCACGCTTAACCTTATTAACATTGGTTTTAAAATGTAATCCATTCTTCTTATTCTTTTTGAGATTGAGGGCGTTGATCACCTTTTTCATATCCGCGACATCCGAATTTAAAGAAGGCATAACATTCTTATACTTCTTTAACCATCGCTTACCGTATAATTCCCTGATATCATCCTTGATAGCTTTATTCGTTAGACGACGCTTATCCATCTTTTTTGCGATATTCGCCGTTCTTTTAGCAGGTTCTATCTCTTTAGGCTTTCTACCCTTTCTCTTAGGGGCTACGGGTCTAGGAATTTGGAGCTTTTTGCATAACGTGTCCACAGTATCGCCGTCAATCACACTGATACCTCGAGCGATGGCTATTTGCACGAGTTCCTCCTTCTTGTGTGCACGGCACGGTTTATTACCAAGTTTAAACGTTCCAAACGCCCGATTCTTGATCTTCTCACAAATGGCGGGTTTTGTCGTCTTACTCGTGATGTCAACGATACCCATCTTTTCCGCGACTGCGACCAGCTTTGGTCGGGCGACAGTCAGACATTTACGTGGACCCACCCGTATACCATTTTTACCATTCTTCGAATTCGATTTATTGAAGTATTTGATATTGGTATTCTTATCGTTCATTGCGGTGGTTACATTCTTCGGGCGAGCGGTTTTCTTAACAGCTACCCTGTTCATACCTGTGTTCACAGATTCCTTCATCATACCCATAACCCACATAGTCTTTACTAAGTCGTATCCTATGGGGTTGTATGCATCGTGTAAGGCCTTAACAGTCTTAGCACCCATAATCTGTATTTTACCGGATCTAAAGAGTTGAAAATTATTTCCATAATACGTCATCTTTAAAGCGGGGCGAAGCTCGGGTTCATAATCGATATTGCGAGACTTGGCGAAAGCCTGTGCAACCATGGTTAAGTTAATAACACCTTGTGTTTGAAACGTACCTACAAGTGTAGAGTAGCGAATAGGGTTGTATAAAAACTTATACTTCGACGCATAGTTATCCACTATGAATTTGCGAATCATCTCTGGCTGCCTCGAGTTGTTATTGATGATACCACCCGCAAGTTGCATCTTACCGTTCGTATAAATTTTAGCCAGCAGTTTTTGCTTCTTACCTCCTTCATACACGAAACCGTCGATTTGAGCGACGAAGTATCGATGCCTGTTTTTCGCATTTTTATTCGGTACGACTGTAAATGTATGCTTAGCTCCTATTTGCATACGCCCGTATAACAGTTTAATCGCGCTTATCTCTATTTCGAAATTAGACCCAGGTGTGATGGGGCGTCTTTTAATTGGTTTCTTATACAGAATTTCCGCGACGTTTACGTTATAATTACCCTTCTTAGCGTCTAAGTTAATCATACCGTTAAAGACACTCATTTGAAGAGGTGACATTTTCATTTTTGAAAGGTTCGCAGCCTTCAGTTTATTACCAACCATTCTATTTATTCTCGTTTGTATATTGTTTTGTTTAAGTCTGGTAGCGTTGACCCTTAGACTATTTTTTTCGCGGTTCGTGAGATACGGGGCCTGTCGTATCAAATTTTGGGATGTAGTTGGTGAAACATTATTTTTTTCAAATTCGTTGAATAAACCCATATATTAAGTAAATATTTTAATCGTCTAACTCCTGTCCATCTGTATCAACCATCGTCTGTGTCGAAATAGATGTCTCAACGTATACCTGTTGTTGCGGTACCACTTCTTGGGGGGTTACGTTTACGACATCGAGACCAATAACCCACATAGAGTTCCTATGCTCTGTACCAGTCTTAGGTTGGTGTTGAGTTATACCGCATCTCGTATACAATGTATTTTCATCTTCTTTCAGCTTTTCCACGCCGATACCACGCTCACCAAATGGACCCGCCCATATATCAGAATTGATCGTTCGCGACTTACCCTCTTTCATACAGAAAGCGGCAAACTCGTCTTTGAAGAAAGATAGGGGACACTTCTTATCTTCACCATACTCAATGTGCGAAGATTCCATGAAACTCAGTAGAGGACTGACTGCCGCTGCAACCTGTGTCTTAACCTTTTCGAAGTAGGGTGGAAGAATGTTCCAAATGGCGTCGTTTTTATGTGCCTGTGCCTTCTCGAGATACGCCCTCACACACTTTTGCAGGATGTTTGGAAGTTCCTCTTCGAGCCTATCTTCCAGGGTCGGATCCGCTTCCTTAACTTTCTTCCTAAAGTCAACTGTAATCAAACGTCGCAAAACGCTGCCGGAGTTGTCTCTCCACCCGGGAATCTCGTTACCACCCAGAATACCCGGAGATTTCCACACGAAAGTTTTAGCCTTCTCGTGTTTCACTGCAATCGAAACATCTTCACCAGACACTACAGACTGAAACTCTGCCTGTTCAAGTGCTAAATCACCTTTGATCTCCGGTGCAATAAACATATAGGAATCGTAAATAGAAGACAGACCAAACTTTCTTTCCACGTTATTCGAAAGTGTTCGCACATCCTCTGTTGTATAAAATTTGCGACATACTTTCGTAATAATAGTCGATTTACCGGACTGCGCGACCCCCTTTAGGAAGGGGATGCATTGCCATTTATCGATCTCATTTACGTCATAACACAGGCGCCCGCAAAGAACATAGATCCATTCGATTACCTCCTTTTCGAACTTTTGGTACTTTAGGATCTTATCGAAATTGGGTGTAGGGATATTCCTCCAGTCGGTATCGTTATAGTTGTTGAATTCCCGATTGAAGTATTTGCAGCTGACGATAGTCCGATCGAGTGTCTTAAACTCCTTTGACGTATACGGGTAGAAAATAGCCCGGTAATGTTTGTCTTCTTCTGTAGACTTGTCAGGTACAAGCTCCTTGCCGATGAAAATACCATTCGTGAAAGACCATACCTGTCGATGCTTCTTAATTTCAGGAAATTGCATATCTCTCGTCTTAGAAAGATGGCGAATAAGATCGCTGTGGGTAGAAGGACTCATAGTCATATTTTTCCATAGTTCATACCATTGCTCCTTTTTACCGACCGAATATACGTAATCTTGAATACTTTCAAATACTTCCCATGCCCGGGTACTCGCCCCATCTTTTGTTTTAATCTCCCTACAACACTGCTCTTTGTATCTCTTGATCTGACTATCATATAAATCCTTCAATAACTGTAACATAGCCTGTTGAAAAGGTTTCAATTCCTGAACATCCTTAATCGTAGATGCCCTGTAAATAGATGGGTCGGATTCCGGATCCACGGGTACGGCGTTGGGGTTATTCGAGAAATCGTGTATACGATATACACTGAATGTTACCCTCCATGCATCTTGAATGCGGTCGATCATCCTGTTAATACGAGTAGCCAGTGTAACTTCTTTGATTTCGTCGTCATCGAAGTCACATTCATTATCCTTTTCCAGGGCACATGAGCGGTGATACGCTTCGCATAAACGATCTATCATGAATGTACGAGTGCGTTCAACTTCACCGATATCAATTTGTATGGGTAGACCTTTTTCCCTTGGTTGGGAAGGGTCGAAAAATAGGTCAAACCCTATGTTAAGAGACTCTGATGCACTGAGCTTGTCGTTAATTTTCAGCTTTTTTTCAGAGGGCTGGATGATTACTTTCATGAGTTGATCTATGTCCATTTTCATAATATTCTCAGTCCAGAAAGTGCTATTATGATCATGAAGATTGTATGTGTCGTCTATGACGTGCATTGTCTCACCGGACCCCTGCATTTATAATATTAGGATTCATTTTTCTAAGCCTCATTTTTCTTCTGAAGAATGCCGAGGAGTTTGATAAAAATTTTATTCTGAATTTCCATCTGTTGCCCAATGTATACTAGAGCAGTGCACACGGTGTCACCCTCGGGGGTGGTAAGAGTTTGACCAAGTAAATTTTCCATGGGCGAAAAATCGTCATCATCGGGAAAATCCTCAGGATCGTACTCGGTGAGGTCGACCTCCTGGTCGGGTAAAATTTCAGATTCAGATTCAGATTCGGTCTCGGTTTCGGGCTCGATAGTCTCAGGCTGTGTAGACATTTATGGTAGGTTGAGGAAAAATCACGTGCGAAATTTCGCACTTTACCTGAAATTATTTTCTCTGCGTATAGTACAACAACATACAAAATGGCGGGTGGTTTAATGCAACTCGTGGCATACGGCGCACAGGACGTCTATCTGACAGGTAACCCCAAGGTTACATTTTTCCAGGCGGTTTACAAGCGCCACACTAACTTCGCTATGGAGAACATCGAGCAGACCGTTAACGGTACTGCCTCCAACTCCGGCCGCGTTTCCGTCACCATTGCTCGCAACGGTGACCTCGTCTCCGACATGTATGTCGAGCTTAAGGCTAAGGACACCGTCGTGCTCACCTCCGCCGACGCCGCCAACGACGACTGCTGGGCCGCCGAGCGTGCGATCAAGGACGTCGAGTTATCCGTGGGTGGACAGCGTATTGACAAGCACTACCAGCGCTGGTGGAGGCTTTACTCCGAGCTTTACCTCGATGATTCCAAGAAGGCCACTTGGGGTAAGATGACTTCCCCCGCGGTCGACGATGGTCAGATGTTCCTTCCTCTTATTTTCTTCTTTAACCGCAATCCCGGACTTGCTCTCCCACTAATTGCTCTGCAGTATCATGAAGTCAGAATGGATTTCGATTTATCTTCCGATTTCTCACTGTATACCGATAACAGCACCTTCAAGGTCTGGGCTAATTACATTTACCTCGACACT